TCATGGAGGACGACGGGAGTTTGACGGCTGTGAGGACCGCCGACTGGCAGAAGCTGGTTAGTGGCCCACCCAAGGAGGATACCGAGGGGCACAGGCTCACAGCCGGATGCGATTTCTCAGCCGGCGGGGATGAGAGCGTGATGGTGGTGCGACAGGGGAACACGGTGAAGGGTCTGATCCGCTGGCGGGACAAGGACACGATGGCCAGCGTGGGCCGGTTCATCAGCGAGTTCAGGAAGTGGAAGCTGAAGGCTGAGGACATCTACGCGGATGTGGGTGGCATGGGTGTGGTGATGTGCGATGCGCTGCGGGCGGAGGGGTGGGATGTGCGGCGAGTGAACTTCGGGGAGCGGGCGATCCGGGATGATCAGTTCGTGAACAAGGCCGCGGAGATGTGGATCGAGTTCGGGCGGATGGTGGAGGAGGGGCGAGTGAACCTGGGGCCGGTGGGTACGGATGAGGTGCTGCTCCAGCAGTTCGTGAGTCGGAAGGTGCGGACGAACGGGAAGGGTAAGCTGACGCTGGAGGGTAAGGATGAGCTGCGAGCCCGCGGGGTGAATAGCCCGGATAGGGCGGACGCGGTGGTGCTGGCCTTCTGCGGGGCCGGGGGAAAGCGGATGGACGATTATTTCAAGGCATTGGGCGAGGATGGGAGGAGCCTGTTGGAGCGGATGGAGGATGAGATGGGGGCGATTGAGGGGGATGGTAAAGGGTCTGCGCTTGCTGGTTGTGAGGTTGGGGGATAGGAAAGGGGGAGGATTTTTATGATGAACGACAAACAGCGGAACTCGTTACAGGGCCAGATAGTAGAGGCTGTTGGCCAACGTAGTCCGTGGGAGCTGCGGCAGACGAGGTGGTATGAGTTGCGCCATCACGGTTTGCGCCGGACCAATAAGCCCTGGCCCAAGGCCGCGGATCTGCATTGGCCGCTCATCGATACGGCGATCGAGAAGCTCAAGCCGCTATTCCTCCAGCAGGCTCTGGGTATGGATGTAGTGGCCAGCTTTGTACCGATGCGCCAGCAGTTGAATGCGTATACACGGGTGGCTGAGGACTGGTTCAATTACAAGATCCGGGACAAGACCAATTTCGTGGACGAGGTACTCTCCTGGGTCGATTACACCCTGATGAGCGGGCGCGGGGTGATGAAGTGCTTCTGGAATCCGGGTGACAAGCGGGTGGGATTCGAGGCGGTGGACCCGATGTATATCGTGGTGCCGGCGTATACGACCGATTTGCAGGATGCGGACTGGCTGGTGCATGTGATGCCGATGAGCGTCAATGCGTACAAGCGGATGGCCGGCCAGTTCGGGTGGAAGGCGGATAACAAGACGATCGAGAAGATCCGGGGGAACCCGCAGGAGGACGATAACATTCCGGGAGCGGCGTCCGAGAATGATGCGAAGCAGTTGCGTGAGGGTATTACCTACACGACGAACACCGATGGTGTGATCATTTGGGAGGTGTACCGGAAGCGGGACGACGGGGTGTGGGAGGTTTATCTCTATAGCCCCGCGGCGGTGGATCTCGATCTCCGGGATCCGATGGAGCTGCCCTATGATCATGGCCAATGTCCGTTCGTGGACTTCCCGTATGAGATCAAGGACAAGGGCTGGTTCAGCCCACGAGGCGTGTGCGAGATCCTAGCTCCGTTCGAGCTGTCCATGACCTCGATGTGGAATCACAAGCATGATGCGATGACCCTGTACAACCGCCCGCTGTTCCGAGCGGAGCGGGAGTTGCCCAACTCCATCAACCTGCGGTTCCAGCCGGGACAGATTCTGCCCTATGGTGTGGCCCCGGTGCAGATGCCGCAGCCGCCGGTGAGCTTCGATCAGGAGCTGAACCAAACGCGGGCGGTCGCGGAGAACCGGATCGGGAGTCCGGATTACGCGATGGGGAGCGTGATGAGCGGTGGCACTGATCGCCGGACTGCTACTGAGATCCAGAGCATCAACGCGCAGGCCATGCAGAGCGGTGATCTGCGGGCAAGACTGTTCCGTATGGCTCTTGGTAAGCTGTACCGGCAGGCGTGGAGCCTGTATGTGCAGTACGATAGCAAGAGTCTGCGGTACCGGTTCGCGGAGGATTCGCTGGAGGCGGACCCTGTCGCGCTGCACGACCAGTACGAGCTGGAGCCGAAGGGCGGAATGGACATGGTGAGCCGTCAGATGATGGTGCAGCAGGCCATTAATCGTAAGCAGTTGTTCATGAACAGCCCCTGGGTGGATCAGGTGGAGCTGGACAAGAGCATCATGGAGCTGGATGACCCGTCACTAATCAAGCGATTGCTCCGGGATCCTGGCCAGAAGGCGCAGGACGAGCTGGAGGACGAGACGAAGACGATCCCGACGCTCCTTGTGGGTATTCCGGTGCCGGCGAAGCCGGGTCAGAACTACGCGGGCCGTATTGGGGTGTTGATGCAGTACCTCAATGGGGCGATCCAGCAGGGTCAGCAGTTCAGTCCGGCGGCCCAGAATGCGTTTATGATGCGTCTGGACAGCCTGTTGCAGTTCTACGAGCAGGTGGCGACGAACGAGGCTCGGAAACTGCGGAAGGAGATCCAGAAATTCTTGGAGGGAAGCGGCTTATTGGCTGCTCAGCAGCAGCAATTGCCGGTTCCGCCCCCTGAGATGGCGCAAGCCCCTGTTTAAGAACACAAATGACCTGCAAAGATTGCCGATATCGGGCCTCTGACAGCACTTGTCGGAGGTTTCCGCCCACCAGTAGACCCACTTGCTGGCCTACTGTGCTTGAATTTGACTGGTGCGGTGAATTTCACGCTATGACTACCATTGTTGTGCAGCCTCCGCCGGTTCCAGCAGCGATTCCGGCTCCTACTCCTTATGTAGCTACCAATTTGGAGCAGCTTGAGGAGGGTGTTGCGCCCAGAATCCGGGTTCAGAAGGTTCGCAAGCCTGAGAACATGAAGGACATCCAAGAATCACCCCTATTCCAGTCCTGATATGGCCGAGTACCAGGGAAAGAAGGTCACGCTCAACAAGCCTTTCTACACTCCGGGCGAGGCGAAGAAGCGGGCGGTTTATGTTCGCAACCCCAAGGGGACTGTGATCAAGGTTCGCTTCGGGGATCCGAAGATGGAGATCAAGAAGGACGCTCCGGAGCGTCGGAAGAACTTCCGCGCACGGCATAATTGCGATACGGCGACGGATAAGACGACGCCGAGGCACTGGTCCTGTAAGGCTTGGTAATTTATGAAGAAACAATCGAAGTTCAGCAAACTGGCAACGCAACTCAAGAAGGAGGGCGCGGATGATCCGCGGGCTCTCGCGGCATACATCGGGCGCAAGAAGCTCGGGGCCGCGGAGTTCATGCGGCGACAGGCGGCGGGTCGTAAGAAGGCGGCGAAATGATCAGCACATTCGCCAAGCTCCGCGCCGCGTGGACATTCACACGGCACCAGCGATGGGTGGATCCGCTTCCGTGGACCAAGGAGGACGCCACCGCGCTCAATAGCTTTTTCAAGAGCGATACCGGGAAGAAGTTCAAGGACGCTCTCCTGAACACGGTTCTGATGCAGAACGCTTCTGCTATAACAGACCGAAACCATTTGCAATATTCCTCAGGCTTTGCAATGGGTCAGGCCAGTCTTGTGAAGGTCATCGAGATGATGGCCGACCGAGAATCAATTACGGGGCAGGAAGATGATCCGGATTCTGCCACGAACACATAGGATCAAAGTTGCGGTTGCTGCGTCTGTGCGGGCCAGCAAACGAGTATAAGCACAATATGTCAGATGAAAACATGAGCGCCGACGCGATGCTCGCATTGGCCAGAGATCACGATGCCGGTGTCGATATCGACAGCCAGCCAGCGGAGCAGGCTCAAAATAATAACGAGTCTGCTTCGGTTGAGCAGGAATCCTCAAATGAGGTGACCGCCAGCAAAGAGAGCGATGGTGGCGAGCAGGAGGTCAGCGCGAAATCAGAGTCGGAATCCAAGGCCAAGCAGAAGGAGGAGAAGCCGAAGGATCAGAAGAGCAAGTTCGCCCAGGAGCAACAGCGTAAGGCTAAGTCTTGGGAGCAGATCAACGCCGAGAAGGAGGCTATCAAGGCCGAGCGCGAGGCGGTGAAGCGTGAGCGGGAGGAGTGGAGCAAGCAGCGGGAGCAATCCAGTGCTGCCGAGTCTAACTCGTTCCGGGACGACAAGGGATACACTGCGGAGGACTACGAGGCTGCGGCCAAGGAGTTCGATGCGGATGGTGATACCCAGTTGGCCAAGGCAGCGCGAGCCAAGGCTGATGGAGTCCGTAAAGCGGCGGGTGCCAAGCAGCAGCAGGTTCAGCAGGAGCGTTTCAACAAGTCATGGGCTGAGAACTATGGCCGACTCTCTGAGAAGGAAGTCTGGCTCAAGGATCAGTCCAGTCCTGAATACAAGCGCACGGTTGAATTGTTGCAGCGGGTTCCGTTCCTCACTGCGATGCCCGATGGACTTGTCCATGCGGTTGAACTGATGAAGCTCCAAGATACTGCGGGTCGATCTCAGTCGCTTGAGTCCGAGAATAAGGCTCTGAAAGAACAGCTCAGTAAGCTCCAGCAGAAGACCGCTATTGGGAAAAGCGTTCCGGCAGGACAACTCAAGACCGAGGAGAAGGATTTCTCCCGGTTATCCCTCAAGGAGCAGAGGGATGCGCTCATGCGAGCCGCACGAGAGTTCGACCGGGAAGCAGCCTAGTAGCACAACCTCAACTAAAATATGCCTATCACTACTTCCGGTTCAACCGGCATTCAACTCCAGTTCCAGAACTACTTCAGCAAGGAGTTGCTCTCGATCGTCCAGCAGGAGACGATTCTTGATCAGTTCGGCATGAAGGCCCCGATCCCCAAGAACAACGGTAACAAAGCCATCTCGATGTTCCGTTTCGGAGCCCCGAGCATCGGCAGCGTTCAAAACCTCACTGTTGCGGGTGAAGGTTCGCCTATCAGCACGGCCAACTACCGCGCTCTGTCTCTGAACCGTCTTGAAAAAACGCTCTCGCAGTACGGCCAAGTGATCGGTTTGACCGACATCCTCCGCGCTACGGACCTGTTTAACAGCTTGCAGCAGGCCACCAAGACCAGCGGTCTGGACATGGCCCTCTGGGTGGACTCGGTGATTCGTAACACCCTGATCGGTTCCAACCTCACGGCCAGCGGTTCCTCGATTGGTACTGGTATCGAATCCACGATTTCCAACGATGACGCGGTAAACGTCAATGCGAACGCGAACCCTACGGGTATCAAGGTGTACGGTAACCCCGCCACGCTGACCACGCAGAGCTTCTCTGCGCTGAACAGCGATACGACCGCTGCCAACACCACGATGACCGCGTCCGCTGTCCTCGATTCCATGACCCGCCTGAAGCGCAACCGCGCTCCGATGATCAACGGTGGCTACGTCCTGGCGACCGACCCCCGCGTTTCCCGCGACCTGATGCGCGATAGCGACTGGTTGAACGCCTCCAACTACGGCAACAAGGGTACCCCGTTCTACAAGGGCGAGGTGGGTTCCATCTACGGTTGCCGCGTGGTCAACCAGACCAACTCGTTCGTTAGCACCGGCTCCGGTACTGCTGGCGATGAGTTCGTTTATCAGGCCACTCCTGCTGGTGGCGGTCTGGCGGTCAGCAAGGACATCATTGCGTCCTTCTTCCTCGGTAACGAGGCGTTCGGTATCCCCGCCTTGACCGGTGATGATCCGTTGTCTCCGAAGATCGTGATCACCGATACCCCCGACAAGAGCGATCCGTTGAACCAGTTGGTCACCGTTGGTGTGAAGCTGTACTTCGCCGCTCTGCGCTTGGCCGCTGGTAACACTGCGGCTACGAACACCAACAACCCGGTGTGGTACTTGGTGCATCGTACTAAGACCTCGACCACGCTGTAATATGCGATCCAAGACGGCCACCATCATGGTGATTGCCGTCAGCCCAAAGGGGCATCATCGAGCAATCGGTGGTGCCCCTTCTCATTCCGCTTGCGGATGTGAAGAGGCTGACAACAATGCGCCCATGATTTCTATTCCGGTCGAGGCTCTTTCCACCGACATGGAGGATGGCCAACAAGCCATGCCCGAAGTTGGTGATGAAGTTGTCCTAGAGGAAGTTCGCGGTGTTCTCAAGAAGCTCGAAAACGGCGAGGCTTACGTTGAGATCCGCAGTGTGAACGGTATGCCCGCCGAGTACGAGTCCAAGAAGGATAAGGGTATGGAGATGGAAGGCCCTATGGACGAAAAGGGTATGCGCGACATGGTCGCCGAGTACGACAGCGAGATGGAATCCTGATATGCCGATCTACACCTTCGAGAGCAATGGCAAGTCCATCGAGCATATCGCTCCGATGGGTACTGATTCCATTGTCCTTGATGGCAAGCGTTGGAGCAGACAGCCGGTGGCCCGCTTCGGGGTCACCGGTTTTGCCCGCGAGGCCGAACTCAAGGACCATGTGAAGAAGGGATTCAGCCGGATGGAAGACCGGCAGGGCTCCCGCTTTGAAAGCACTTTCAGCAAGAATCAAATTCGCAAGATCTGGGATATATGAGCGCAAATTCAAATCTGGCCACTGAGTATTCGATGGGTAACGGCGGGTTCCAGCTCGTCCTCGTTACCACGTTGACCACTGGCCCATTCGTTGCGGTCACCACGATTGCTCCGACTACCTTCACCTCGATCACCGGCAAGAACATCAGCGGCAGTTGGTCGTCGGCCACTATCCCCGCTGGTATCACGCTTCCTGGACCGATCGACAGCTTCCAGATTTCGAGTGGTCAGGTGGTCGCTTTTAATGGAGTGATCAACTCTTAAGCCGTGACACTCGCTCTCGGAACAAGATTAACGTCCAGCGGATCCGGTGGGAATGTCACCCCGATCGATCCGCCTATCTTGCGCCGGGATCTTTTGCAGGAGGATGAGTTCTTCGTCCTTCTGGAGGATGGGACGAGCAAGATAGTTCTGAGTTTGGGAACCTACGACATTATCCTCTTGGAAGACGGCGTGAGTGCGCCGGTGACCGAGTCGGTGTCGAGCCCCGGAAGATTCATTCTAACAGTTAACTGATATGCCAGATACGAAAATCACAGCACTGACGGCGATCGGAGCTAATCCGATTATCCCAGCAACCTTCCCCATCCCGATGGTCGATCTTACCGACACATCGATGGCGGCAAGCGGCACCACGAAGAAGGTGACCGTGAACCAGATCCTCGGAGCCGGCGGCACCGCCACCCTCGCCAGCGCCACCATCACCGGCGATCTGACGGTGGATACGAACGTGTTGAAGGTGGACACGACGAACAATCGGGTGGGTATTCTTACTGCTACTCCTACTGCGCCGCTTGATATCCTCGCAAACGCGCTTGCAGACGCTCTTTTGATTCGCGGAAACGACAATTCGAACACCAAGATTCGAATGGTCAACAGCGGTGCAGGCGGTGAGGAATTTTCGTTGAGCGTTGGATACCCCGGTGCTTCCAATAGCTCATTTGTGCTGCGGTCGATTACGGCTGGAATCAATCGCTACATTGCGGATCAGACTGGTGCGCATTTTTGGGCCACCAACGCTGGCACCGCCATGACGCTCAACGCCGCCGGACTTGGGGTGGGGGTTACGCCGAGTGCGGGTAAGGGTTGTTTGCAGCTTTCGAGCGGTATCAACTTCCCCGCCACCCAAGTGGCATCGTCCGATGTCAATACGCTGGATGATTACGAGGAGGGGACGTTTACGCCGATCATTTCTGGTGCAACCACGGCTGGAGTTGGAGTATATACGACTCAGGTTGGTCGATACACGAAAATTGGAAGGATGGTTAATTTCCAACTGCGTGTTTCATGGACTGCTCACACTGGGACTGGAGGAATGATTGTAGATCAGCTTCCGTTTACAGCATCAAGCGTATCCAATTCGCAATCTTCGGTTACAATCGGATTTTTTAGTAATGTTGCTCTAACTGCTTCAAATGTTGGAACTGCGTTTATGCAGGCCGGTGAGACATCAATTGCGCTTTATCAATATCCGGTTGGAGGAGGCGCAACAAGTGCAGTTCCAATTGACTCGGCCGCAGATATAATGATTTCTGGATCATACACCGTCTAATCCCATGCTAACAGAACGCTCTATCTTCTCGCTCTGCGAGGTTCTTCCCAATCGAACGCTCCAAGTCCGCATGGCGGATCAGATCGTCGATGGCGAGGTTGTCAAAGCCTCCACCTTCCGCCGCTACTGTCTCACTCCCGGCTCTGACCTTACGGGTCAGCCCGAGCAGGTGGTTGCGATTGCCAACGCTGTCTGGACTCCTGCCGCTGTCGCAGCCTACGCCGCCAGCCAAACCTCCAACACCATCACCCAATGATCGACCCTATTCCCGTCACGGCGGTTCAGGTGAACCAGAACAACTCGCTCTACGTCACGACCGGCATCGACTACGACAAGAGCGGGTCGATTGTCGGCTCCGAGATTACGGCGCAGTACACGCTCAACCCCGGCGACTCACTGGAAGGCCAGCCGACTGAGGTTGTGAATATCGCCAACGCGCTGTGGACTCCGGCGGTTGTGGAGGCTTACAAGCTGGCGAATCTTGCTCCTGTGGTCGAAGCACAAGCCAAGCCCGAATGAAAAACTGGAAGACAACCGCCGGCGGCGTGGCCGTGCTGCTCGCAGCCCTCTCCGTCGCCATCAAGCAGGCCATCGCCGGTGACATGGGCGGTGCCATCGCCGCCGCTGTCGGTGGTGCTGGTGCCATGTTCACCGCTCTGAAGGCCCAGGACGCCCAGCAGGAGGACAAGAGCAAGTGAAGGACATGCTGCGAGACCTCGGAATCAATATCGGGCTCCTCGTGGCAGGCTTCGCAGGGAGCTTGGTGATGATGAAGAAAGACGGTCACAAAGACTGGTTCACCACCATCACCTCGCTCCTCGCTGGCACTCTATCGGCCAACTACCTCACACCAGTGGTGGTCGATTTCGCAAACATCGGCAACAGCAACACACAGTACGCTGCCGCATTCATAATGGGCTTCCTTGGCCTGCATGGAGTCGAATACATCCTCAGCAGATTCGGACCCAAATAATGAACCCACTCACAGTGGTCAATGTCATCGCCAGCGGAGTCCTTGCCGCTGGCGTTTCTGCTTTCATGATCATGCTCTATCGATCCGATGGAGTAGTTAGACGCTGGCCACTCACCGGGAGCCTCCTGCTCCGCTTGTCGCTCGTTGCAACCGCAAGCGGTTCACTCCTCAACTGCCTCACGATGTCCACTCCTCCAATCTCTGAAATCATCGTGAACTGTGGCCTCGCGGGAGTCTTCTCTTGGGGTGTCTACTTCCACTACAAACTCATCAAACGCGACGTCTATGGACCCGATGCTAAGCATCTCTCAGGGACTGATGAAGGCAGCTCTCGATAAGCTCCTTGAACAGAAAGACCAAACACTTGAAGACGGCCAGAAAGACAATCGCATGCGCGACGATCTCATTGCTCGCGCTACTGCCGCTGGGTTGCACCCCAACAAGAGTGGTGATGGTCCCTCCGGGTCAACCAGTAAGGCTGGCTGAAAGCGTCAAAGCCCATGTGTGGGCCAAAGACGCCGAAGGAAATGTCATCAAGAGCCGAAACCGCGTGACAATCAGCGAAGGTTGGTACGCACTACCTCCAAGAGAATAGTATGGGAACTCCACTCACAGGCAGTAGCGTCGCATCGACATACACTGGCCTACTAAAAAGCTCCGACAACTCCGCGCTGACCTCTGTCCTCAAGGCCGTTGGAGACGGCAGCGGCATCGATTCCGCGCTCCAGCTATCGACCTCCGCGGTCAATAGCACCGGTGACTTCAGCGTTGGGTCCAACAAGCTCACGGTGGCCGCGGCAAGCGGTAACACGGTCGTCGGTGGTACGCTCACCGTAACCGGCGCAACGAGCCTCAGCGGCAATCTGGCGATTCCCGGCAACCTCTCGGTGACCGGTACCTCCACGCTCACCGGTGCCACAAGCGTCGTCAGCACCCTCGCGGTGACCGGAGCCACCTCGCTCTCAAGCTTGTCTACGAGCGGAGCAGCTACCATCGGCACCACTCTGGGAGTCACTGGAGCCTCTACGTTGGCCAGCTTGGGTGTTACCGGTGCGGCGACGGTTGGAACTACCCTAGGCGTTACTGGAGCGACCACTCTGGCAAGCGTAGGAGTGACCGGCGCGGCTACTGTCGGAACTACGCTAGGAGTCACCGGAGCCACCACTCTCGCTTCAGTCGGCGTCACGGGAGCGGCTACGGTTGGGACTACGCTCGATGTCACCGGTGCTGTTACACTCTCCAACAACCTGACCGTCACCGGCAACGCCACGGTCAACGGCAACACTACGATCGGAAACGCCGGTGCCGATCTGCTGACGATCAACGCCAACGAGGTCACTCTTCCAAACCTGACCAATGTCACGGTCGATCTGGCCAACGACAAGGTGCTGATCACCGATGCGAATGACAGCAGCAAACTTCGCTCCATCGCCGCCAGTGCGCTCGGAATCAATGCGTCGAACGCTCCTCAATGTGTTCAGACAATTGATACCACGAGGCAAACTTACTCCGGATCAGCAACCGCTCCAGGACAAGAGATCACGACGCTCAGCACCACTATAACTCCGAGAAGCGCGTCTTCTAAGATATTGGTGACTATATCGATCAACTACTCTTGCAATGTTAATACATCGCAATTTGTTCTGTTTAGGCTAACAAGGAATTCAACCGAAATTGGAACATCGACTGGATTAAATACAAAGGGTATATCCAGTGGTTCTTACGAGGATGGTGAGGTTACTACGATTAGTAACAAGATGATCCAGTTTTTTGATAGTCCAAACACGACATCACCTGTAACATATCGGCTACATAACTACGGACCAACAAGCGCACAGCAGTTGTTCCTTAATTATGCTGTGAACGATAACACGGTTTCAACGTCTTCCACGATGGTTTTGCAGGAATACTTCGCTCCATGAAACCCTCTGAAGTAGCCCAAGCGGCCTGCGACAAGCTCTCCTTCACCGACGCGAACACCCTCGCGTTGGCCAAGAAGTTCTGCATCCGCCGCTACTCCATGATCTGGGATTCGTGCCTCTGGAACGATACCCTCGGCGTCATCTCGCGCTCAGTCAGCGAAGGCAACGAACTGGTCACCCTCGACCAGACCGTAACCGCTACCTACGCCTCAGGTACCGGCTACAACATGTTCCTCGACTTCCCAGTCGCCATCCGATTCACGATCAACGGCGAGACCGATGGCATCGAAGTCCCCGCCGCGGAATGGGTCTCGTTCTTCCAGCTCGATCCCAACACCTGGAACAACGTCGATAGCCGCAAGTCCACCCCCGGCAACTTCGTAAACTGGACCCGAGTCATCGGCGCATCCTACGGCGAGGCCGGCGTCCCGCGCATCAAGCTCGTTCCCACGCCCAACACCGATGGCAACCTCTTCATCCTCGGGAAGAAGCA